TCACGGCTGGGACTCACACTCCAGGGCGACTTTCACGCACGACCACTCACATTGGTGATACATCTACTATAACACCTTCACCGCCCTTGTGACGTAACTAGTATGTGAATGTTTTCACAAGCCAGGTGCTTGACAGGTGTATACCATGTGTGTATAGTTAGAAGAGTAGGACAGCCCTACACACAAGAATTTCCGAGTACTCTGCCCCCCACCCGAAACTGGGGGGCTTTGTGCTATTATAGTTACATGTGTTCAACTTGCGGCTGTGGCCAGCCATTTAACAAACACGGCGAGAAAGACATACAGACAACCAATCGTAAATATGCCGACCCCAAAATTAAGTTCAAAGCCGTAAAGCCAAAACCTAAACCTAAGCGGCCTTGATTTTTCGCAGCCGCCGCCGCGACAATACCGTCACCTCTCTTCGCCTTGGATGGCGTAGAAAACGCAGACGAGACTATAAGGCTCTCTGGAACGCGGACGGCACGCCACGCTCCTAGAGCAGTTTTGCACCTCGGTGCTAAAAATAAAAATTTTTTGGCTTTTCGTGTGCTACACTCAGGGGTATGAATAAACACATAGCCCCACACATCACAGCACTCCTTACAGGGGCAGGTGCTGTGCTATCAGTAGTACATCCAGGCTTCAGTCTTCCTGTAGGAGTTCAAGGACTTGTAGCATCACTTTGCGTATTGGCTTCTACCTTTACCGAAGCACTCCACTTTGTGCGCAAGCACAACCTTGAGAGCAACATTGCACTAGCAACTCACCTTGCTGGTACCGTGGCTTCAACAGTAGAAACAGAAACTAAGGCATAATGTCACATGGGGAGATAATTGAAAGTTCACTAAAAGCGTGGATAGATGAGAACCTCCCTAAGTTCCTCAACCGTATAAACGAGGAACTGCCAACAGACGCACCATGGGAGATGCCGGTCGTGGAGGACTATGTCCTCGTAATTGCCGTTAAGGATTACAACGACGGACTCGGCGGCATCTTTACCATTGGTGACTCCAACGTGCCTGGATACAGGGTGCGTGGTTTGATTGCAGACGCATTGAACTCATAAATGGCTGTAACACCAGTACAAAGGAAGAAATATTTTGAAGCACGAGCGGCTGGATTCTCCATTGCAGAAAGTGCTCGAAAGGCTAAGTTCTCAGAGGCCACAGCCTACCGAGTCGAAAAAGCCGCTCAAACCCTTAGAACCGACGAGGGACTAGATAGTTCTGCTCGTGACTATCGTGAACGTAAGACCGAAGCAAAACTGCAAGGTCCTATTCCTTACGACAAACTAAGTGACGAAGCCAAATTAGCACTTGAAGATTTTGGTTACTTTCGTGAGAGGTACTTTGGCCGTGTGTCTACGCCATGGCAAGAAGAAGCAGGTATGGCACTTGTAGATTTACTTGAGTCAGAACAAAAAGAATACGTGGTTATGAACATGCCACCTGGTTCTGGTAAGACAACTCTTCTCCACGACATTACCTGTTGGGTTATTTGTCGCAACCGTTCCACACGACTTCTGACCGGCAGTGCGACTATGTCCCTAGCCAAGCGAAACTTGATGCGTGTGCGCCGTTCATTAGAACGTGTTATTCCAGAACAAGCCGATGAAATGCTTAAAGCCCGTGGGCAAGCACTTGATGCTATTACTACAATGGCTCACGACTTTGGACGCTTCAAGCCATTGGAAAAAGAACTGTGGACCAACGAAGCGTTTATTGTTATGCAGCCAGAAGAGATGGGTGCTATTTCTGAAAAGGAGCCAACACTAAGTGCCTACGGTATGGATAGTGGTTTCATCGGAGGACGTTTCGATGGTTGTTTCTGGGACGACCTTGTGGACCCTCGCAAAGTCCGTTCTGCAGAAATGCGAGAAGCAATGGAAGACTGGTACCAAGATGTGGCAGAGACCCGACTTGAACCTGCAGGTATGCTTGCTCTTATTGGTCAGCGTTTGGCTCCTGACGACCTTTATCGCTTTGCTTTAGACATGGTGCAGCCTCTCGACGAAGAGGCAGAAGAAGCCATCGATGAAATGACTGAAGAAGAAGCGACACTGCTTCGACGTGACAAAAAGTACAAACACTTAAAATACAGGGCACACTATGAAGAAAAATGTAATCCAGATAATCACAAGCGTTCGGCTCTTGCTTACCCCGAGGGTTGTCTTTTGGACCCACGCCGTCTCGGATGGCGAGACATTTCTAACCTTATGTCCAACCGAGGAGAACGCTTTGCTGTTGTATACCAACAGGAAGACCTGGCGCTAGATGAAGTTCTTGTCAGGAATGAATGGGTCTACGGGCACGGGAACAGTCCCGGGTGCATTGACCATGAACGTGACCGTTGGGAAATACCGCCAGGTATTTCTGCATCAGACTGTATTGTGGTTGCAACCGCAGACCCTAGTCCAACAAATTACTGGTCAATCCAGTGTTGGCTATACCACAAAGAATCTGAACAAAGGTTCCTCCTTGACCTCATACGTAGTAAAATGGAAGCCCCGCAGTTTTTAGAGTACAACTACAACGAAGGCGAATTTACTGGGGTTATGGAAGATTGGCAGAGATTGTCTATTTCTATTGGGTTTCCTATTCAAGTGTGGATTGTGGAACAAAACGCAGCCCAGCGATTTATGTTGCAATATGACCATTTTAAACGTTGGCGACAATTACGTGGAGTGGAGATTATTCCTCACAACACTACTAGCAATAAATCTGATGCCAACTACGGAGTTACGACGATTTCTCAACATTGGAAGTTTGGTCGTGTAAGATTGATGGGTAAGGGCGAAGGTAAGGTTCGGTCAATGAAATTAATTGACGAAGTTACTAGATACCCCCACGGACGTACGGATGACTGTGTAATGGCGGAATGGTTCTTTGAATGGAACCTTCCTAATCTTTACATGCCTCAAACTAGGTCCGTGCAAGCATGGCGACCAAAATGGGTAAAAAATACCCAACTAACTAATTTGAGGTTTTAGATGCCCCTTTCTCCTGACAACGACAAAGCCTCCGGGCAGATTGTTCAAATGTATCAGGAGCGTCGCACACAACGTAGCGGTACGTTTCGACGCATGCAAGAAATACGTGACCATTACAACGGTGATGTTATTGTTCCACTGCCGGAACTAGACGAAGCAGAAAAGCCTGCAATCCCAAACCTCATTGCTCAAGGTATTGACTCTTTCGCTATGCGAGTTGCTTCAATGCTTCCTGACATTCAATATCCTTCACTTCGCCCAGGTATCCAGATTTCTGAAAACAAAGCCCGTGACCGTCGTCTTGCCAACATTGGTTGGTGGGACATGAACAAGATGGCTGTTAAATTACGTCGTCGCAGCCGTCACCTTACTGCTTACGGTATGTCTGCTGTATCTCTTTCTCCTGTATCACTTGACCCACAAGACAGACGACGTATTCCACACTGGCGTGTACGCAATCCTCTTGCTACATATCCTGCTCCAATGATTGACCCGGACAACATGGAACCAGTTGACTGTATTTTTGCTGACCGTCGTCCTTTGGGTTGGATGAAAGAACACTACCCACAACAGACTTCTATTCTTTACAAGGGTGACAAGCATGACACTGACATGTTTGAAATTCTTGAATACCTTGATGCCAGCGAAACAGTTCTTGTAGCCGTTGGTGCCGAGAAGCAAAAAAACCAAGGTTTTACACAGGAAACAGGAAAAGGTGTAGCAACACACATTATTCTTGAGCGTATTCCTAACCGTGCAGAGATTTGCCCAGTAGTTATTGCTGGACGTATTACTCTTGACCGCCTTCAAGGTCAGTTTGACCAAATGCTTGGCATGTACCAACGTGAAGCCAAGTTGGACGCACTCAACACTATTGCAGTATTCCGCAACGTGTTTCCTGACGAATGGGTTGTATCACCTGCCAACGCACCAACCTCACCACGTATTGTGCAAGAGGCTGACGGTAAAATGGGTATTCGAGGTATCTTGGACAAAGGACAAATTCAAATTGTCCATCCACAGCAAACCCAAGATGCACCGATGGCGCTTGACCGCCTTGAGCGAGCACAACGCCTTACGGCTGGTATTCCTGCCGAATTTGGAGGCGAGTCAGGTTCTAACATCCGTACCGCTCGACGTGGTGCTTCCGTCCTGTCTAGTGCAGTTGACATGCCACTCCAGGAATACCAGGAAATCTTTGCTAACTCAATGGAGTTAGAAAACATGCGTGCAGTTCAAATTATGAGGTCGTACTACGGCAACAAGCCAAGTATGTTCTTTATGGGTGGCGATGGCAAAGTTGTTAGCGAAGACTACACACCAAACGAAACATTCGAAACAAATCTTTCATACGTTAAATATCCAATGCCTGGTTCTGACATTAACGGTCTTGTGGTTTCACTTGGTCAACGTGTTGGTATGGGAATCATGTCTAATGAGACAGCCCGTATTATGGACCCAGCAATTGAAGACCCACAATTGGAAGCAGACCGTGTTGAGATGGAAGGTCTACGTAAAGCACTGTTAACAGGTCTTGAGCAGCAGGCTTCTGCTGGTTCACTTGACCCAAGCATTATTGCTCGCATTGCCAAAATGAAAGCACAGCGTCACGTTACACTTGAAGATGCAGTTGCTAAAATTCATGAAGAAATGCAAAAGGAACAAGCAGATAAAGCCAACGCTATGCAACAGCAACAGGGTGGTATGCCCCAGGGTATGCCGCAGGGTATGCCGCAAGGTATGCCAGGCATGGGTGGGCCAGAACAGGCACCACAAGGTGCTGCTCCAGAAATGCAGCCAGGTATGGGTGTATCACCAGAAAACCCAATTCAACCTGGTGCTCAGCAAGCACCTCAAGGACAACCAGATGTACGTCAACTATTAGCAAGTCTAGGTGGACAAGGAGTATAATAAATGCCAAGAACAGGTAAAGGCGGCTCACGTCAAGGAACTCCAGGTACAGCGTACGGCAACCGTACAGATTTAAACCTTCCTAAAACTACTGTGCCTAATCAAGAATACGGAAAAGCAACACAACAGATGGCTGCACAATCTGCAGTACCTATGGCTTCTTCTCCTCAATCATCAGCATTGCCTGATGCTGCACAGCCAAAACAAGCAGTAACACCTGGTTCGCTTTCATTTCTTCACCCAACCGAAAGGCCAAGTGAACCAATCACTGCTGGTATTAATCAAGGTCCTGGACCAGGAGCAGAAGCAATTGCTCCTTTGCCAAAAAACATTATTTCAGATTCTTTGCTTCACTTGGTCAATGACCCTAACGCTAACTCTGCGACTTTTGACCTTGCTGCTACCGCTCGCTTGTTTGGTCTTTAATGTCTGACGGAAAAGTAAATCCAATTCCGGTACAACCTACTGCCCCAGTTGCAGGTCCAAAGGGTGTAAACCTTGGTGCCACTATGCAGTACCAGGACCA